AAAAATAGAAAAATATGGGAAATGTATTTAAGACCAACCCTATCTGATAAAAAAGGTAAAGCTATTTTTATTTCAACACCAGAGGGTTTTAATCATTTATATGATTGGTATTTAAAAGGACAAAATGATAAAAATTGGTATTCTTTTAGATCTCCTAGTTGGGAAAACAATAAAGTATTTCCAGATGGAGAGTTTGATGAAGATATAGAGGAAGCAAAAAGAAATGTCACTAAAGAAATTTTTGAACAAGAATATAAAGGATTGTTTACTGCTTTATCAGGTAGAGTTTATAATTTTGATCGGAATATTGACATGGGTGATTATCCTTACAACTCTTTTTTGCCTACTTATTGCTCAATTGACTGGGGCTATAGAATGCCATCAGTAGGATGGTTTCAAACTTATATGCAAAATGGGGAATGGCATATTAACATGATCGATGAAATAAGTCATCAAACAAATATTAAAACTGATCAACTTGCTGATATGATTTTATCAAAAAAATACAATGTTGTTGCATACTATGGTGATCCTGCAGGAAAACAAGTTCAAGGACAATCGGGACTAGGAGATGTAGAAATATTTAGAAGAAAAGGTATCATAGTAAGATCAATAAGAGATAAAGTTAGTAGAAGTATAGCATCTGGTATATCTCATGTTAGAAGTTTTGTAGAGAATGCACAAGGAAATAGATATTTACATTTAGATAAGAAATGTTTAGGAACTGCAGAAGATTTTGAAATGTATAGGTATCCAGAAGAAAAAGAAGGTAAGGCTTTAAAACCAGAGCCTCAAAAAGATGGTTATTCTGATCATGGTATGGATATGGTTAGATATTTTTTTATTAACAGATTTCCAATTAGACAAAAAGAATTTAAAGTGAGGCAAAGATGATTTATAATACTGATATAAGTGTTGAAGAAATAATTAAAAATTCTGTACAAGAAGCTAAGTTAGGCGAACAAAAGAAAAGAAGAAGTCGCATTTATAAATTGCTTGACTTTTATTCAGGTAATAATATTGATAAATATGTTGGAGAATTTTTTGAAGCACAAGCATTTAGAGAAATCCCACCATATAACACAAATATAACAAAAAGATTTATAAATAAACTTAGTAAAATATATACTTTAGGTGCAAAAAGAAAAGTTAATTCAGTTTACGACTCTCTTACTATAAAGAAAGATGCAAGAATGACTCACTTAGAAAGAATGACTAGATTGCTAGGAACAGTTGCAACACAAATAGTTTTTAAAGAAAATTATGGAAAACCTTGTTTTGAATACAGACCTGTATATTACTTTGATGTATTTTTAGCTGATCCATTTACACCTAAAGCAATAATGTACCCATTATTAATGAATACTGATGATGTTAATCTTGTTAATGAATGCGAGTATGCATATTGGGATGAAGAAAGATATATACATTATGACGAAGATGGAAACATTTTACAAGAATACGAACATGGCTATGGAATCCTACCTTTTTTATTTACACATAGAAATGAACAATTAGACAGCTTCTTTGTTGAAGGTGCTAATGACATATGTGGAGCAAATCTTCAAGCCAACATTACTTTAACTGAGTTACAGTTAGGACTTCGTAGCCAAATGTTCGGTCAAGCATACACTACTGGTGTTTATTCTGACAAACCTATAGAAAGAATAGGTTCAGATAAAATTTTAGACTTGCCTGAAGGAGCAACCTTTAATATCGTATCTCCTGGAGGAGATCCTATTTCAGCTATAGAAGCTGTTAAATTTCAGATTGATTTAGTTGCTCAAAACAATCATTTATATGTGCAATTTGCACAGGATGGAGGAGAAACTCCTTCAGGTATTGCTTTACAAATTAAATCTATTGATTTGCACGAGTCTTATGTTGATGATAAGAAGGTCTGGTTAATGTATGAGCATGAGTTATATGAAATTGAAAAAACTATAGCTGCATACAATAATATTAAACTGCCAGAAAAAATGGGTGTTGATTTTAATGAAATAGAATATCCTAAGACAGTTCAAGATCAAATTGCTTGGCATAGCTTTATGCTTGAAAATAATTTAACAAGTTTGCCAGAATTATATGTAAAGTACAATAACGATTATGATAAAAAAGAAGCTATTAAAATAATTGAAGAAAATATGGAGTTAAATGGAGCTAAAGAAGAGCCAGCAGAGCAAGAACCAGCAAACAACATCACTGGATCAATCTTTAATCAAGCTCGTCAAAGAGCTACGAACAATTAATGATTTTGATTTAGATTTACCACAAGATGATATAGATTTAATATTATCTGATCCAGAAACTTGGGCAGAAAATTTTTCTGAAAAAGTTATTATTAGCTTTATACCTAAATTTATAAGAGCCAAGAGATTAGGCAAAGAATTAGCAGGAGATGTTTTAAATGATCAGCAAAGTAGTAATAAATGATTGTGATTTTATAAAACTAAAAGCAAATAAAAAGAAATTATTTGAAGATGTTTTTAAAAGTGTATATGGAAGACCAGATCAAACTCTTAAAAAAAACATTGAAAAATCTGTAGATTATGCTGGCAACCCTTTAAAACCTTTACAGCAATCAACACTTAAAATAAGAAAACTAAAAGGTATATCTGGAAATCAACCACTTGTAGAAAAAGGAAAGCTAAAAGACACTATAAGATGGAAGCCAACTAAAAAAGGTGGTAAACTTTCATTTAATAAATATGGTTGGTATCAAGCAGAAGGGTATACTACTAAAAATATATTTGCTGTTAAAAAAGGTAGAAAAATAAAAGGTTTTAGAGATTATTCTGATGGAATTAAAGTTGAAGCTAGACCATTTATAAATCCTGAGTCACCAGGTGATGGATTGATTCAATCAAATGAAAAATCATTGAAAAATATAATTAAAAACATTAAATTAAATATGAAAGGTAGAAGAGTTTACAGAAAATAAATATAAAATGGCTATGGAGATAACAGATGAAGAAATTAATGAAATTCTTGATGAGTTTGAAGAAGAAATCGAAGAAACAGACAGATCCCTCATTAGACTCATTGCTCTCGGAATTGTCTATGACATCTTTGTCTTTAAGGCAAGAATTGATAAGACTATCAATGTACTTAGAGGAACAGGAATGTCAGAAGATGGAATCAGATCAGTACTTGCTAACGACTTATCAAACCACGAATCCATTTTTGGAGAATTGCGAAATTCCATTGTCAGAGGAATTGTATTTGGAAATAACCAGTTTTCTAGAGTCGGACAGCTTGAGGTTTATGGGGATAGCATAGAGCTTTATGAATGGATTACTATAGAAGGTAAGAAAATATGTGATGATTGTGCTCCTAGAAGAGGACAAGTCGATACTTTAGACAATTGGATGGAAAGAGGTATGCCTGGAAGTGGATGGTCTGTATGTGGTGGTAGATGTTATTGTATATTAGTGCCTGTAGGTAATACTGCTAACGAAAACATAATTGTTGATTAAGGAATTAGAGGTCTGAGCACAAGTTGTCAGCTTTCATGTATTTCAAAACACTACTTCTCAGAATTTTTAGCCTCTAACTCCTTTAATTTTGCTATCCAATCAGCCCTTTCAGTCTTTGTAGGTTTCCTAGGTGGTAATAACTCTAATCCTACTTTAATAGCTCTCTTTCTAAGTTGATACATACTCTGGTACTTTTCTTTAGTCTTCTTTTCAGTATACTTAGACTTATTTTTAATCTTCTTGATCTTTTTTTTCTCTTTATACAGTCTTGCTTTAGGTTTATCGTTTACCTTATTTCTACTAGGTAAGTTTTCATCTACATCTATGCTATTTATAATATCAATTGGACTTTCACCAACATTTTTAATTTCCTGATCTAAATCATCTATATCATTTATATCTAATACTTCGCCTTCAACTGCATTTAAAAACTTCTCAAAAGGACTATCTATTTTTACAGATACTCTTTTAACTAATTTACCACTATGCTCTAATACTAATCTTGCTGCTTGAACATTACCTTCTTTTGCCTCTCTTATAAGTGACTTTAATACAGATGGAAGCTCTGAACCAAACAATACCATATACCTATCATAAAAAGCATCTATAAAACCTGGATCACTTCTCCAATTGTGTATAGTAGCTCTACAAACACCTACTTCTTTAGCCAATTGTTCAAGGTTCATATCAGGTTCGTGTGCTAGTAATTCTATTGCTTTCTTTTTCTTTAAATCAGATTGTTTTATAATTTTAGTCATATGTATTTAAGCATATTTCACAAAGAATATAGTCTTCTTTTTTACTTATACCCAAATCTCCAAGCGATTGATAAAACAACTCATTTAGATCATGGGGGCAATAATTACAACTTGCACATTTTAAGTTATCTTTGTTTTCTACAGCCATTTAGTAATTTAAGTAAATTAAGTAAATTTTAAAAATTGAATTTTTAGAAAAATGGGATTAAGTAAAATTTGATATTTTATTTGTTATGGTATCCCCCATTAATTAGAAACTCTATCCCCCCCCTGGGGGAGGGGAAGTTGACTCAATGGCTTTATTATGTTGATAATATATATTATGTCTAATTTTAAATTCAAACAACCTAGTTATCCACACCCCCACCGAATGTATTTTAGTTATAAAATTAATAGTAAATTGACCAAGCTCAAGGGACATAAAATCTAGATTTATTAGTATATATAATAGATATTTATTAAATTACTTGTAATAAAAACAAGGGGTAAACAAATATGTTTTTTAATAGTAAAGTAATACCAAACAAATATAAAAATATATCTACTAAAGATATACAATCAATAATAGATAATAAATCAAGACTAGGAATATTAAAGAATAATAATAAAAAACTTGGTAAACCTATATATGATTTTAATCTACCACCTATTGCAAGTTGTCCTAACTATAAAGAATGTTATAAGACTTGTTATGCTGTTAATACTATAAAAAGATATCCAACAGCTAAAAAATCGTGGGAAGATAATTACAAATTAGTTGTTAATGACTTATCGCGATTTAAACAATTAGTTAATAAACAAATAAAAAAAGATATGATACAAATTGTACGAATTCATTCAAGTGGTGATTTCTATAATTTAGAATATTTAAAGGCTTGGCTTGATATATGTAATAATAATAGTAATACATTGTTTTATGCATATACTAAAGCATTTAATACTATTAATCACCTACCAAAAAATTTAAACATAATTAATAGTTTTATTGATTATAAAGGTAAAAAATACCTTAATTATGGAACTAAAGATTATGCAACTAAATTGGCTGAAAATATAGGGGGTATAGTATGCCCTATAA